GATGGCAGAAGTTGACAATTATATACCTGCTAACTCAATGGTCACGCCATCACACATTGTCCCTAACTGGTATCTAGCACCGTTCTATGCCATATTACGAGCAATACCAGATAAACTAATGGGTGTAGCGATGATGGGTGGTGCTATTGCTATACTATTTGTTTTACCATGGTTAGATACATCTAAAGTAAGATCATGTAAGTATAGACCTATATACAAATGGTTTATGATGGCATTCTTTATTAATTTTTTTGCTTTGGGTTATGTTGGTATGATGCCTGCTGAAGGTATCTATTTACTCATAGCACAACTTGGCACTGTATATTATTTTGCTTTTATTATGATACTCACACCATTTATTGGTTGGATTGAGAAATCAGATAAAATGCCTCTGAGTATATCAGACGTTTATTCTGGACAAATTAAAACATGAAACAATATATTACGAGACTAAACGTAAGCATACTTTTAATTATCATATCTGTGATTGTCGCTATTGCTACACACGGTTGGTGGTATAATCACTTCAATGGCGGTGTAGTTTTATTTCTCATAACAACTGTGCCATTGATTGCTTTCCCTTTTCTGTGGACAGTATCAATCTTTAAAAGACAAGAAAAGAAAAGACAACAAATTATGAAAGGCAAATGGAAATGAACACTATATTATTTTTCTTCATGGTTGCCGCCGCAATAGTATTAGTTATAGGTGTTATTGCTATGGCAGTAAATGGTAAATTCAATAAAGAAAATAGTAATAAATTAATGAGAATGAGATTATACTTTCAAGCAAGTGCCTTGGTAGTAGTTGTATTAGCAGTTTGGTTATCGACATGAAAGATTATGTAGGACTTAACAAAGTATACATTGACGGAAAAGATATCAAATCCACAATGGGTATTGATATCGATTATTGGTTTTGGAAAAGTGATGTTTTAGATTTTGATAAGATAGCAACTGTAGATTTTCTACTTCAAAAAGAAAAAGAGATTATTGAAAGTTATCCACCAGGAGAAGATGGCGGAACAGACCTGCCTGATAGTTTGACCTCACGTTATTCAAACTATAATTTTTTTAAGATAGATGATCCTTTAACAAATAAGATACAAGATCACATAAAGCATAACATCAAACAGTGTATTACAACATTTAATGGTTTTAACAAAAATATACCTACAGATGACCTTTGGTTGCTGTGTTGGTATAATGTTTTACGCAAGGGAGAAAAAATCAATATTCATGCCCATAGATTTATTAATGAATTAGAAAAAAGTTTTATGAGCGGACACTTTACCGTACAAGCAGAAAATACAAACACAAATTATCTTACTATTTGTAAGAGTTCAAATTGGTCTGTGAAAAACATACCAGGACAACTTATTATTTTTCCTACATATGTTCCACACTACACAGATATTACCAATAGCGAAGAAACGAGAATAAGTATTGCTTTTGATTTATACGATAATAAACAATTAGCAAATGAAAACTTTATTGAAAAAGGAAATTGTATTAAACTACAATTAGATTAACATGAAAGAGTTTGATTACAAATTAGATTATAAAAATCTTATGTTTATGCCTAACGATAAACGATATCGTATAGGTCGTGGTGAGCAGGGTGTATTATTAGTGAGACCATACACAAATGATATATGTAAGTTTTGGAGATTTAAAACACCTACAGAAGCGGCACTATCATCTATGAAAATATTATATCTCTATCATCAATATAAAGACCAAGAAGATTTTGTAGGTATGGATATGTGTAGAAAGTTTTTAGAAATGGGTTTTACAAGAGCAAGACGTTATGCCAATCACAAAGATGGTAAAAAATATAATGAAGATGGCACAATCAAACCACAAGAGAAAGATTGGGCGACATCACCAAAAGCAAGAAGTGCCAAAGTATTTAAACAAGCAAGAGATAGAGTTACAAATGACCCTATATATATTAAGATGAGAAAGTGGTGGAGATATTTAGAAAATGCCAGATGATGATAACTACGAAATAGAAAAAGAACAACAAGAGTTGTTAGAAAGTTTGAAAGAATCCAAACGTGCTAAAGTAGAACATAGCAATCAAAAATGGAAAGTGAGACCAGATCCTACAAACTGCGGAGAACAAGATAATGATAGAGATTAAAAATTTTATATCTAACGTACAATCTGATAATCTTATTACCTTTCACAAATCACATTTTGATTTGAATAAAGAAAATTGTCTTACACACAGAAATACACAGGTCATAGATCCACCGGTAACAAACCAAACTGAACAGATATATAATATGTTAACTGGATTTATCAAAACAATAAATTCAAATTTACAAATAAATTATTTTCAGATAGTCAAATGGCCTACAGGTGAGTCACAACCTGAACACAAAGATTTTGATTATCACCCATATACATCTATATTGTATTTGAATGATAATTATACAGGTGGTGAAACTATAGTAGATGGCACTACAATAATACCTGAAAAGAATAAACTCATAGGATTTGAAGGTGATAAAATGACACATAGCGTAAATGAAATAACAGAAGGCACAAGGTACACAATTCCTTGTTGGTACAAACATGCCAACGTATAGATTTGAAAACACAAAGACTGGTGAGATTACGGAAGAGTTGATGTCTATTTCTGAAATGGAAGCACACAAGAAAAAGAAACATATCAATTTACTACCACCAACACAAATGAATATAGTATCAAGTGTAGGTCAGATTGATAGTAAAACAGATAGTGGTTGGAAAGATCATCTAAGTCGTATAGCAGATAAACACCCAGAAAGTAATTTAGGCAAACGATATAGAAGACAAGGTGTCAAGGAATCTCAAACAAAAAACATTTTAGCGAAACATAGAGCGAGGGCAAAAACTAAATAGAATTAGATAAGTGGCAGTACAATAGTAGGCATATTATATACCCGTGAGGGAATCTGAAAACGTAAACTGAGCCACTACTCATAAACAAAGTGAAAATAATATGGTAAGTAAAAAGAAAACATTGGCAATATCAGCAACTGAATTAAACGATATTAAGCCAATAACAGAAAATCAAAAAGAGGTATTCTCCTCTTATAGTAAAGGGCAAAATCTTTTTCTATATGGTGTAGCAGGAACAGGTAAAACTTTTGTTGCTTTATACAACGCATTAAAAGATGTGTTGGATCCTAAATCACCTAGAGAGCGAGTATACATAGTCCGTTCATTGTTACCAACAAGAGACATAGGTTTCTTACCTGGCGATGAAGAAGACAAATCTTATTTGTATCAAGTGCCATATCAAAACATGGTGCGATTTATGTTCAAGCAACCTGATGAAAGGGCATTTGAACAGTTATATAATAATTTAAGAAATCAAGGCACAATTGATTTTTTATCTACAAGTTTTTTAAGAGGTGTTACTATTGATAATGGTGTTATTATTGTAGACGAATGTCAAAACTTAAACTTCCACGAACTAGATACTATTATGACTAGAGTAGGGCAAGATACTAAAATAATATTTGCTGGTGACATACAACAAACAGATTTGACAAAAACGAATGATCGTAACGGAATATTAGATTTCGTCAACATAATGCAACAAATGAAAGAGATGGATTGTATAGAGTTTGATATAGGTGATATAGTAAGATCAGGTCTACTTAAATCATATCTCATAAACAAAATTAAGTTAGGACTCCACTATGAAGCATAATTGGGAAAAAAGTTTAGAAGTAATTTTACACCACGAGGGCGGTTATGTAAATCACCCTAAAGATCCAGGTGGTGAAACTAATATGGGTGTAACCAAAAGAGTATATGAAGACTTTGGTGGCACTAAAGATATGAAAGAATTAACAAGAGAAGATGTAGAACCAATCTACAAAAAAAATTATTGGGATAGAGTAAAGGGTGATGACTTACCTGAAGGACTTGATCTAATGATATTTGACTTTGCCGTAAACGCAGGTACAGGTCGTGCCGCAAAATTTATACAACGATTAGTAAACACAACCGTTGATGGTGGCATTGGACCAAACAC